GTAAAAGAGTAAGATCCGCTAGACGTATAAGCCTGAGAGCCATCTGCAGCTAAACCCTGACCTGCTATCAATGCCCTAAACACTAATCAAGACCCTCATCATTTCTCTCATGCGGCATCAGAACCTCCGTCCATGAAGAGCTAACCTCCGTTGCGCTAACCCAAATACTTGTTGTCTCGGTAACATCCGCCCATGCGTCTGTTGGCTCTACCTCTAACTCCCACTTCAGCCTAACCGCAGCTAAACCTGCGCTGCTTGAGTCTGACTTCAGCGCATTAAATAAGCGTCTACCCGCTGCCACCTCTGCAGCAGAATCAGCAATAATCTTCCCGGCGCTGGAAGATAAAAATACTGTCGGAGATGCGCTTGTTGAGGTTGGATCTGTATCTACATATCCATCAACCCAATACCCATCCGCCGCATAAACAGCGTTAGACAAAAAGCCAACGCTTGCCAGCTTTCTGGTGACGCCCGCCTTGGTGGCTGTTAGCTCCGATATAAATGCGCCGGAATACGCATCATTGCCCATTGCAACAGCAGCGGCAGAGGCAGATGAAGACGCCATCGCAACTAGCTTGGCATCTCCAACCGCATACCCTTCAGCCCAATACTCTGGCTCGACGTAATAGCTCACGCATTACCCACTATATGAACCATGCCACCAACAATGCCAGCAGCAACCAAAGCACCCAAAAGTATAAGGATTCCATCAAATACCATCCGCTGCCGTCTTCGCTGCTTGTAAATTACCTTCTCCCGCCTTGCCTTGATCTCCCTGCGGAGCGCAATCATTTCTTGATAGGTCTCTTTACCGTAAGCCCAGACAATCAATTCCCTGATCTGCTTTTCCTGCTCCTCCAGCTTTTTTTTGGCTATTACACTGTTAAGTGCCTGTTGCTCTACTGTCTGCCCGTCGAATAGCTTTTTGAATACCCCCGGACTCTCTGCTTCTTTCTCGGCCTCTCTAATATCTGCCGCGAACGTATACCAAGCGCCCAGCTTTTGAGCTACAGACTCAATCTCTGCCCCCTTGCTTACCAATGTCTGGATGCCCTTGAACGTAGTCGAGGCCATTGCAATAAGGGACAGCGGATCCATCAGCCATCACTTTCTTCTGGCTCTACCTGACACTCAGCCTGCTCTTTGATCTTTACAATCAAGGGCCATGCGCCAGACTTAGTAGGCAGATCACCCAATACTCCAAGGATCGCGTTTACCTCTTCTACACTTAACTCTAGGTTAATCACCAAGATACTCCCGTTCCATTTGTAGGATTAGCTTGCTCTGCAATCTGTGCATCAATAGCCGCCTCTGTAGCCGCTACTTGCTCGTCACCCAGAGCCGCTTTAGCCCAGCCCACAGCCGTTGTTTCTGTAATGTCATCCCACTCGACAAACGACTCTCCGGGTGCCTCAAGGCCAACAGTGCCGTATGAAGAACCAGAGTTATCTCCGTCCTCTTTAGATACACGCCAGTGTACGGTGTTGACTACGTTGGTGTGTCCGTCTTGTGACACGGTGTAGTCCATTGCTGATACAGTCCATGTGTGTGCCATTGTTTATTCTCCTTTAAATTGCTGCAATAATAAATGCGAGTAGTTCTGAATAACGTACACCCATGCGGCTACGCTCTTCACCTGTTTCTTCGTCTGTCCAAGTGCTGTGGATAAACATTGCGTAGTCACCAGCGTCTAAGCCTTCAGCTTCAAATGCCGCCTGTAGGTCTTGTGCGATAATGCCAAAGTGAACACGGGCTTCATCACCTTTTTCTTCAACAGCAGACTTCCAGCGGAACTTACGCAAGAGTCCTTTAGCCGCTACAGCCACACGTTGCTCTGCTTCTGACAGGGCTTCAATGTCTTGCTTCTCGTTAGCGTCAGAGGTTTGGATAGTGCCGTTAGTGGCGTAAATGTCATCCCAGCGAACACTTGCGTTCCCTACATCAAGTTCATTATCTCTATCTACTCCCTCATACCAAGGAATAATTGAACTTGCGGCTCCTCTTAAACCCGACTTATTAGTTGTAACTCTTAAATTAATACCAAGTACTGCGCTTGAATAAGAGGCAATACTACCCATAGTGGTGTTGCCTTTGCGGAACTCCAGAATATCACCGTCAGAGGTTTCACGGTTTAAATAAAGAGCAACAGCGCCGCTTGTGGTTGTTTGTAATACACCGCTCTGCGACCATACGCCACCAACAGTAGAAGTAGCAGTTGTGGTTTTACCAACCAGCAAGTTGCCGTTGTCGTCGATGCGCATATGTTCTACGGGGTCTGAACTCGTAGTATTTGTTAAAAATGAAAGCTTTGTTCCGTTTCCTGTTCCAGTATTAGTTGCCCGAATACCGACCCACCTAGCGGTTGAGCCAATATCATTATCATATGGTGTGGGAGCAAGCCGAATTTCAACCGCTGTTCCTGCTACAGCTGAATTATTTTGAAGATTTAGGAGTGTTGTAGTTGCTCCAGCCGATGAATCATAAATATGAAGGGAGTTTGCAGGACTCGCAGTGCCAATACCAACGGTGCCGCTGGAGTCGATACGCATTTTTTCCGAGCCAGCTATTTCCCACTTATGGACACTGGAAGCTGAGTTGTATATCAATGATCCACTCACGCCTCGGATGTAGTTACTGCTGTTTGTTTGCTCAGTTCCTTCATTGTTTAGAGTGATTCGGGTGTCGATAGAACCCGTGCCTATGCGCAGACGATTCGTGGTGCTGACGTTGCCAGACCCATCAATCCGCATGGCTTCTAAAACACCAGCGGCACTGTTTGAGGCAGTGTTAAATGTTATCTCACCGCCACCACCAGATCCTGCGTATACGACCTCCATACTCGCGTTAACGCCAGCGCCGTTTCCAGTATCACTTGAAAAAAACTCAATCCCGCCTGTCGGGTTACCAAGAGTTGCGGTTGTATCTGTATCTGTAATGCGAATGTAGTTGTTTTTTGAGCCGTTATTGTTAGCTGAAAGTTCTAGCTTTCGGTTTACTGTGGAAGTACCAATACCAACATTGCCGCTTGAGTTGATACGCATACGTTCTGCTACGCCACCGCCAAGGTTTGCGGTTGCAAAAGCCAGAGAGCCAGTTCTTCCTGTGTCAGTTCCATTTCCTACTTCATGTATGCCATAAATTGCTGAATCTACGCCACTGCCGCCATTGGTAAAGTAAATTGACGAGTAGGTATTGTTAGTTGTGCTTAGGTTTTGAATGCTTATCGCCGCCCCAGCGCCAGCACTTGTAGCTGTTGCTGTGTCGGTAGTAGCGACTTCAAAACGAGTATTTGTACTTAGAGATGAAGTTTTGCCCACCAAAACATTGCCGCTTGAGTCGATACGCACACGTTCTGCGTAAGTTGAAGCACCTGTTCTTGTTTGAAATACGAGATGATTATCGTAATTTGTAGAAGTCGATACTGTTCCTATATTCCACCAACCTAAAGCTGAGTTTCCATTATTAGCCGCAAGCTGTATTGCTGTATAAGCGCCTGTCGTTGACTCTGCCGAATGAAATCTAGTGGTAGCCTCCATGTTCGTTGTGGATGAATACGCTCCATTTAATGAAGTTTCATATACATGAAGTCGATAGTCAGGACTCGTACCAATACCAACATTCTCTGAGCTATCAATCGTAATTGCAGTGCTTGTGGCGTTATCGTCAATGCCTGTAGAGGTGAACGACCCAAACGTAACGTCATCACCAGACTGATACTTGTCCGTATTCAGATTGGTGAAATTGGCGTCAACCTCATTGTGAGTGAGTGGAGAACCCTTACCCGATCTAGTAGTAATCGTACTCATTAGCCTAATGTCACCTTCAGATTGCCAGCAGAAATACGCAATATATCGCCCGTAGTGATCGTCTTCGGCAGCGCCGTCACAAAGTCAGCAGGATCAGTAAGCTCCGCCCATGCCAGCATATTCCCGGCAGAAGAGGCATCAAAAACCCCAGCATAGGTAACAGTACCCCAAGAGCCAGTTGCCTCTGGAAACTCCACTGCGGCGCTGCTAGTGGCTGTTGTTGGGGATGTGCCAGACACCGTAAACGCCACAGACTGACGGGCATATCCGTTCCCAGAAACCTCAGTACCCGGGCCAGCATCACTGGCTGCGCTGGTGAAAACGCCAACGTACAAGGTAGTCGGCGCAGTATATGAAGTCCCACCAAATACATGATTGAGAACCTTGTCCTCAAGGTAGTCTGAAAAGCTCATCCTAATCCCCTAACTTTTAGCTGTAAGCCCGTGCCGGATTGCGAGGCACTGGCTCCACTTTCATTTACGCGAGCCAACGCTGCGCTATACAACTGCGCCCATGTTGCCGCTCTTTGGTCATCTTTAATGTACGGCGCTGCATGAAGAAGCGCACCATACAAATAAACATCTGGGTGGCTTAGTAGCAACCAGTTGTCTGCATTGCTTCCGCTCAATGCAGGTATCTTCTGGTAATACAAAAGCTCTACCTCGTATGCGCCGTCAGCGGTCGGAAAGACCTCAAATCCGCGCTCCGCATGACGGTAATATCTTGGCTCGCCGGTGGTGTTCTCAACACCCTGACGCTTATCTGCCATTGCCGCAGCAGATAACAGTTGCAAATTTCTGGTTCCGCCAGAAGTAATATGCAGGCGTATCGTCTCTACCCAATCACTAGGACGCTGCAGGTACTGCCCATCAACTTCAGCAGTAGCCCGATTTTCCATTTCAAAATGGCGGATATCACGACTCATTTGAGCCTCAGCCATCTCAATAAACTGAGGTATTATATCATCCAAGTCGGGTCTATCTAACCAATCAGAAATCGCAAACTTCAGCCCGGTATAGGTATCAAGAGACGTATTTGTGTTCGGCCTTCTAACCTCCAACAAGGCAGCGTCATACTTCGCCTGCCATAACGGAATGCGCTCATCATTGCCGATATACGGAATAGCCTCAACAAGCGACCCAAATAGGTATACATCTGGGTGGTTGGTAAGCATCCAGTTGGTGGTTTCTACTGCCGTCAGCGGTGTAATGTCGCGTACCCGCCGCTTAATTCTAGCCTCAGCTAACTGAATAAAGTCAGGAATAGCATCGTCTAGGTCATACCGCTCTAGCCAATCCGCTATCGCCGCCTTGAGTCCGTCATAGTCATCCAGATTGACACCAGACTTAGGCTTGCGGATCTTGCCAACCTCAGCCTCGTATAGCGTCCTCCAGACCTGTAACCGATCATCTTGCCCAAGATACGGCGAAGCCTCAGAGAGAGATGCGTAAAGATACAGATCAGGGTGATTCGTCAGGATCCAGTTGGTGGCGTTGCTTGCCGAGAGCGCCGTTATCCCATCAAATTTGCGAAACAGCTTGGCCTCACCTAGCTTAATCAACTGCGGCACAACGCCATCAAGGTCTGCCCGGGCAAGCCAATCTCCGACAGCCAGCTTCAAGCCGTCATAATCATCAAAATCCGCGTTCCCTACCGTACCCCGCAACGTACCTACAGCGGCTGCATATAGCTGCGCCCATACGTTTACACGCTCGTCTTCAACAAGGTACGGAGACGCCTCCAATAGCGCGCCATAGAGATAAACGTCGGGATAGCTGGTAAGTATCCAGTTGTTGGCATTTGACGCTGAAAGCGGGCTGAAGTCCTTGTAGCGCCGCTTTAGCTTCGCCTCGGTCAAAGAGATGAAGTCTGGTATGGCGGCGGTTAGGTCGCTACGGTTTAAGTAGTCAGCAATCGACGCTTTTAGCTCGGTATAGGTGGACAGTGCCATTTACTTTTTCTTCCGCTTCTTGGCAGTCTTAGCCGACTGCTTGAATGCCTTAGCCGTAGGCGCGCCCTTGGCTCCGGGCTTCCGCATCTTTTCTTTTGACCCTTCCTTGATGCGCTTGCGCTTGGCGTGAATGTTTGCGTATAGACCTTTACTTGCCACGCTTTTTACCTTTCTTTTTACCCTTGTGATACGGCATTACTTCCAAGTCTCCCGCGCTTTGCGCTTTGATTTTTGGCTTAGATCGCCATAGTGGTACAGCCGCTTGCTGTTTTTGCCGTGAGTCGCGCCAGAGTGCAGCGACCCGTCCGGCATCTTGTGATAACCGCCCTTATGCTCCTTGCCGTCGCTAAAGTAATGCTTGACGCCCATCCCCATTACTTCTTCCTCGACTTAGTACCAGAACATTTCCACCGCTTACGAGACAGCCGCAGCGGTGAGTTTGGATCTTTTGCAGCCTTTGGGTGGCTCTTCATCTGACCAGCCGATCTGGCGCAGTATGAGTCGCCCTTCTTTGTCCCGGGCTTCACGCTTGCACCCTTCTGCCCGTAGCTGACCTTCTTGCCAGATGCGGTCTTTTTAACTTTTGCCTTGCCCTTTGCTGGTGTAGCCATATTATACCTCAGCGTCTATACTGAAGGGATGAATGAATCAACACTCTCACAGAATGCACGAGATTGGATAGAGGCCATCTCTGTCAGCCCGCGCGATTGGGATAACGGCGTACTTGAAGCCATGCTGAACCACGACTGCGTAGCTGATGAAGAGAAGGCGTACATATTACGGCGTTATCGCTCCCTTCTTGATCAGTGCATCTAGCGTAGCTTGGTCAAACTGACCAATCAGACCAGCCTGCATAGCCTTACCTACTGGCGATGGCCTTGTGAACGCACCGAGGTCATGACCCCTTCGCAGCATCTCTTCAACAAACGGCTGCTTAGATGCCCTGAAAAGCGGGTTTAAATCTTCCAGTAAGTTGATATCCCCGCCAAATTGACCAAGATACTGGCCCATGATGTCGGTGTTATATGACGGGTGGCGGCCTGCTTGCGGGGCGATGGTCAGATCCATAACGCCCGCCTGCCTTAGATTACCAACTCGCGGGTTCATTTGTTCGGCATCGACAATCGCAGCCCTAGCTTGTGACAAGCTGATACCTGCCTCATCTCGGAACTCATCAATAGCCTTAGTGACAGCCTTGCGATCTCCGCCAGCGTTTGCCAGCCACTCAGCGGCCTTGGGACTATCTAGACCGGGCCAATCCGGTTGCGGCTTCTTCTCGTTTTGCTTATTGCCTGCGCCTTCCCTTATTCTCTTGTCGAGGGACTTCTTCTGCGCCTTTGTCATGTTCTGGCGAGCCACCGGAACCATTATGTCCGCAGTCATTGTGGCAAAATCTGTGCTTGCCCCCGCCATCCCGTATGGAATGTATATTGGCGACCTAGAGACACCGGGCAGCTCCATAGTGGACTTTCCTCCGCTTACCAGACCAGACACCACGTCTTTGTCAGATGCCCACAAGATGCCCCTCTCGGCATTATACGGCTGCCTCATGTAGTCCTGACCGCCAAACCGGACAACATCTACCGGCTGCCCGTTTATCATAACAATGCGCGACAGATCGCCTCGGCTGGTGTCTGACATACCAGAGACAAAACCTCGACCCTCAAGGTCAGCTGCGCTAATCCTTTGTGATGGGAGCAGCGTTACTCCGGGTTCTACATCTAGCGTCATGGCGTTGACCTCATCAACGTCACCAACACGCTGCAACAGCCCAGTATCCCTTGTTACGGGTGGCGCTTTCTCGGTTATGCCCATTGCGCTGTTAAATAACCCACGCCCAGCAGGGAACAGCCCCGCAGCAGCACCTAGCAGCCCCAACCCTACGCCTAGTGCGTCATCATTACGGTATGCGTCATAAGTCTCTGATATGCCCTTAGCGGCACCCACAAAGGGCAAGAAGTCCATTCCCATTGAAATGTACTCTGCTACATCTCGGGCATCTTCTGTGCCACCCATAGCGTCTGTGAGGGCGTCAACCATCTTGTCGGTGAGTCCCTCATATCCGCCTTCTTGCTTGTCTGCCGTCGCGTTAGCAGCGCCGACCGCAGTATTAGCAACAGCACCCAGAAGGGATGGCCCGCCGCTAGAGCCTTCCGACAGCCCAAGAATGTTTGGGCCAGTGTAGTCAGGATCAAATGCAGCGGAGAAATAGGATCGGATGTCGCGGGGGTCAAATGTCACCCTGTCAGTGCCTGACTCAAGCCCTGTGATACCCTCTTCCCGTAAAGCCGGATAGATTGAAGGCAGATCACTTATTCTTGTTGATGGATACCTATCAGCAACGTCACTGAGGTGGTCAACACCGCCTCGCAGCATAATCGGTATGACATTCTCACCGCCTCGCAAAGTGCCTTGCCCGCCCTGCGGATAACCTGACGCAACGGATGGGTTTGATGAGCTATAGATGCCCGGGCCTTGCACACCTTCAGTGCTAGGCTGGAACTCTAGTATATCCGCCCGGGTGCCGTGATAGTGCTTGGCATTGAACCCCTGATCGGCAGCGCGAGACATACGGCTGGCAGTGTCCATCGGCAGCTCACCAGAAGCTATCTTCCGCGCCGTCTCTTCTGGATAGCCAGCCCTAACGAGGGTGGCAAAAGCGTCTAGTAATCCCATCCCCCATTATACCATCAAGCAATGCCGCGTAGGTTACGGCGGATAGGATCACCCCAGTTGGATGTTTTCTTGTATCCCACCGCGAGATATCTAAATGCGTCTGCTGAGTGACTAGACCAATCGTGCGATGGCCTGCCCTTCCACACCCTGTTGTTATCATCATACTCTCGGTGATATGCCCGCAACGCATCAACACCGTGGGCGCACTTCTCAGCATCAAACCAGCACGTTGCCAACAGCGACCGTGACGCCTGTATACCATCGTCTACGTTCAACTGCGGGGCTATCTGAATGTTGTTCAGCCCGAGAGACTGCAGCGTCTCTAGCCGCGACTTGCCCGACCCTAGCTCCCTCACCCTAACGTCATGCGGCAGGATATGTTGATCGTATATGTAGCCCTTCTGCTGCAACACCCTAACGTAATGATCTAGGCCGACGCCGGACGCCTCATAGTGGTCGATCAGGCGTGTCTCAGGGCCAATCATCTGGGCAAACCAGATTGCCGTTGTATCGCCTATCCCCAAGTCCCATGCGGTGATAACCGGCGAGACGGTCTCATACGGCACAGCGGTGATCCTTCCCTGAGCGTTAGCGTCACGCATCTCCAGCGAGTAATACGCACCCTCATGGTGGGTTAGGAACGCGCCTTCCCAGATATGATCGTAGTTGTCTGGGCGCTTTTCAAAGTCATTGCGCCGGACTAGATCCAGCACCTTGGGGAAGTACGGATTGTCACGCCAGTTGATTTCTACGATCTTGCTGCTCTCTGGCGGGTCTTGCCGGAACCGCTTATGCGTAGCGGATAGGTTACTCTCCGGGTTCCACGATACCCATAGCTCAGAGCCTTCCTCGCGTATTGTGGGGTCTAGTTTATCCCACGCTACAGAAGATACTGTTTCTGCCTCATCGACCCAGCAAAGAAGAATGCGAGCCTTAGACTTGATGCTGTCGAGGTTGCGCCGCAGCCCGGCGAACGTGAACTCAATGTTGCCGTCCCGGGAGCGGATGTATCGCTCGCCAACCTCATAATACTCTGCCAGCCAATCGTAGGTCTTAATAGCCCCGGCAATCTCCTCAAACGAGCTATCAGAAAGGCTGTTCATGAACTCCCGGGCGCATAGTATCTGCCCAGAACGCCCCTCTTGGCCCCACATATAGCCCCTGACACAAGCCATGATTGCAAATGATCGGCTTTTGCCTGAGCCACGGCCTCCGTAAGCGCAGCGATAGCGCGCTTCACCACTGAATAATTCTATCAGCTTCGGGGGTAGCTCAATCGTCGCTATATTGGTCATCTGGCAGCCGGGGGATCAGTTCAATTACCGTGGGCGACATACTGCCGTCACTGGTGGTTAGATCAATCTCGGTGGCCTTCAGCTTAGGCTCAGTGTACGCAGCGATCTTATCCCATGCGTCAATACTGGCCTTGATGTCTGCGGTATCGCCCGTCTCTGCTCGCTCATGCAGCCTGACGGCCTGCTCTGCCATACGCATAATCGGGTGGAAGTCATCCCCATACATATCCTGCAGCCTGTTTAACAGGAACCGCTTGTTACGATTTGGAATGCCCTTTCTGCTGTTCACTCTTCAATCAACTCGCTGATATCTAGCATAAAATCTGACCGCTCTGGGTGCGGGGGACTAGCTGCCCACCACTCACCTACGGCGCTACCGCAATGTATCTCGCCATCCTGTATATCCTTTTCATCCATAGGATAGCTTTCTACCGATCCATCTGAAAATGCAACGAGATAGGTTCCCTCAGCGTCTGGCATCTCGCCGAAAGCCACCGGATACCATTGTATCAACAGCAACAGTTGCATCAAAATCCCCAATTTGTGACGCAGACGACCAGATACTACTCTCTATGAAATAATGGCCCCTTTCATATCTGATCTATAAACGATGCTGCGCCTCACCGCCGGAGGGAGGGGCCGGAGTAAAGCCGACAAATCCCACCTATGGGTTGGATAACTTCGTCTCTATATTATCGCCTATTGGCGACCTTCTTTAAAGCGGCAGGGCAACGCACAATCTCCAGCGGAGGCTCATCCGTTCCCCTCAACGGTCTAACAGACAAATCCCACATGATTGCCATATCCTCACCCCAACGCTCAGCCATCTGCGTTGCAGCCTGCAGCGCGATACGGGTATCTTCGTCATCCCACGGTGAAACATAGCTCATTGACAGTCAGCTTCCTTGTAGTCAGGCCATGCGCCATTGGATACGTTCTCGCAGTAAACCTCTTGCGCCATTACAGCCTCCTCATAATCACCATCGCCTGCATAGCCAAAGCCAACAACAAAGACTATTGAAGCCAATAGCCAGACTATATGCTCAGGAAGATCCCTCATTAAATCCATTATCGCTTTCATCTTGCCCTCCGTCGGACGTTTTACATATTAAATCCCGGTACTCCCGGGCCGCTTCTTTATGATGCAGCGACTCACTGATGAACTCAAACTGCTTGCCCATCAGGTAGCGCAGCCGCATTACCTCAACCGCCAGAGACAT